CCGGAAGTCCGGCCTCCACGGAGTCAAATCCGTCCAGTAGGTCCCTCGTAAGGAGTCCGCAATGCCCAGGACAAGGACGATAAACGGTCCCATGCGTACAGGCAGCTTTTACGACAGCTTGTTGAATCAGACTAGGTCTTTTACAACAGGCCCGACGTATCGGTTTGACTGTTACGATGAGGTCGGTTATCCGGTGCCACATGCTTTGAATATTCAAAAGCAGTGGAACACCGTGTTTCCTATTCAAGGGTCCAATGCGCGTATGCCACAAGGAACGAATGGGGAAATCGTACCCCAATATCTTTCCGGCATGCACGCAGTAAACCACTTGACCCCGGGTGCCTATTACCCCGCAGAAACACTCGCCAGGAGTAATCCTGGCAGGCCGGTCATTGACCTGCCTGTGTTTATACGGGAGTTAGGGGATGTTCCTAAGCTACTTCAGTTAGCAGGCCGTAACATTCTGTCTCAGGGCGCCAAAGGCGGGCTTGGGCTGAATCCGAACCTTTTTAAGGGACGGAGTCCAGCACAGTTGCTTGCCTCGGGCAATCTGAATTGGCAGTTTGGATGGGCACCACTGTTTTCTGATTTGCTTAAACTGACAGGGTTCATGGATCATGTTGCCAAGCGGCAACTTGAACTCCAGAAACTCTACTCAGGGAACGGCTTGCGGCGGCGCGTCAGCTTTCCGAGTCTTAACGTGAAGGGTTCCATAGGGAACACGACACTGAACACCGATGCCTATGCCTTAGATGGCACAGCAGAGGTGGAGACCACTGTAAAGATGTGGGGCACAGTAACATGGCGCCCTACTTCGATACCGGCAGTTGACGATCCTTCTCACTATTCTGCGGCGGTTAAGGCCACCCTAGGGTGGGACATAACACCATCCACGATATGGGAAGCTCTCCCATGGTCGTGGCTGATCGACTGGTTTAGTAATGTGGGAACCATTCTCATGGCTAACCGCAATACAATCCCAGCGACGCCTGGTCCGGTATGCTCAATGAGGTACCAAAAGACCACGCAGAGGTGGAAGACCCGAGCCATTTCGTCAGGTTTGACGTGGCAAGGGGCCGTTGTCGTCAAGGAGTCTAAGTATAGAACCGTGACGACAAACCTTACACTGGCTTCGGCAATCCCCTATCTGGGGTTGTCGAAACTGTCGATCCTCGGGTCTCTCGCTGTCCTGAATTCCTCAGGGTGGCGGCAGAGACGCTGAAGACTAGAGGAAACCATGATCGGTGATACGCTTACTGTTACGTACGATAGCGTTGCTGTCGTACTGAACAAGATCAATCAGGACAACTATACGTCCGAGTACCTGAAGAAAGTTGGCACGGTTGAACACCGTGTTCGCTTCCAGCATGCCAACGAGGCTGGCCGAGGAGGCTCTCCAATGGAGCGCCACCGAGTTGAGTACACTCGTACTGAACTCGACGCCGTAAACGGCGATCGGACTTTCTCGTCGGTGTCGATCTTCCGTGCTCCAAAGAGCACGGATGCGACGGTACTCAACAAGACGGCATTGGCGCAGACTGCGCTAATGACTAGCACCCTGATTGGCAAGGTCATCGACTGGGAGTCTTAGACTCCCTCTCGTGACCATGAGCGTAGAACCGACATAGCGTAGACTCATGGTATCTCAATGGAGACAACATGACGAAAAGCTACGTCGCGTTCCTCAGAGACCTCTACGACGCTATCATTAGTGATTGCGTCGCAGAGTTTCCCTGGCTCACCAAGGAACTGGAGCGGGATAGACTCCGCCTCCACTCTATTGTAGAAGAGATGGGTATAAGGTTCTTTACCTTAGACCTGCCCGCCTTCTCAAAGCACTTTGATCGGTGCTTGGATGAAAGGCGCCTCTCGCGGTCGGGCATTGCCTTTATGGGCAGCCGCTCCAACCGGTCACCTATCCCCAGACTATTCGGGGGACTGGTGCTCAGGATCTTCGACAAACACGGTGAGATTAGGCCGCGTGTCGATGTGCACTCGGTTCGACGCCTCCGTCAGCTGCTTATCGCGGCCAAGAAGGTTAGAATGGAGTGTAGCGATGAAGCAACCTATTCGGTTACTTCTGAGTACTTCGGCATTGAAGCAGAGTGTCGCGATCCTAGTCTTAACTGGGATAGCGATGGTCCTCAGTTCGGAGGTCACAAGCGAATCGGTCTTACCGATGGACTTGTGCCCGACCATTCTGCGGACCCTGATCTCTTTGGTAGGGATTCACATCCCGATCTTGGAGACAGAGAACTCTGCCCTACTCTCGAAGTTGTGCAGCGGGTTGCTGACACTATCATCGGGAGCATGGGACTCGTTGATTTCGAGTCACTTCGGCCTAAGCACGGACCTGGAGCAGTAGCGGATGTGAAGGGTGGGCATACTAAGTATGCTTTCCCCCACTGGCCGACTACGCTTGAGAAGCTCTTTCCATTTGCCGAGTTTGCAGTCGCAAACTTGAACATTTGGTCTGAGCACCTCGAGGCCCTAGAGTCACACACGGATCTTTTTGGACGACTCCGGTTCCAAGCCGGATCCCTCGGGACCCAACCTGTTGGCGTGTCGCACCAAGAGACACCGTGTATTCTCCTTGCTGTACCAAAGACGCAGAAAGGACCTCGGCTTATAGCCAAGGAACCTACTTCCCATCAATGGATTCAGCAAGCTTTGAAAAGGGACCTCGAAGGTAAGGTTGCCACTAGTAGCTTGAGGCTCTGTATCAACTTTGTTGATCAGACTCTGAGCCAAAGTGACGCCCTCAAAGCGTCCCAGACTGGTCTACACGCGACGATAGATCTATCGTCCGCGTCAGATCGTCTATCCTTATGGTTGGTTGAGCGAATCTTCAGGTCGAATTTCGACCTGTTGACCGCTTTCCATGCCTGTAGGACCCGGTACCTGGCCAATTACTTGGACAGGAAGCTTCCCAAGTATATCAAGCTTAGGAAGTTTGCGCCGGCGGGTTCTGCTCTTACCTTTCCAGTCCAGTCGATTGTCTACGCGATAGTAGCGATTGGCACCTTACTTAGTGTAAGGGGCTACGCGCCAAATCGTGCAGCAATCGACATGGCTGCAAGGCAGGTTCGCGTCTTCGGGGACGATCTTATCGTCCCTGTCGACGTGTTCGGGGAGCTCTGCCGGGTACTTACGTACCTGGGGCTCAAGGTCAATTCCGCAAAGTCCTACTCTAAAGGAAACTTTAGAGAGTCATGCGGTATGGACGCATTCATGGGCGAGGAGATAACTCCTGCCTATGTACTTGAGCCATACAGAGAGTCTCGCCCGGAGTCAGTAGCTTCCATTGTCGCATGCTCCAACAACTTCTTCAAGAAGGGGTTGTGGCGTACGGCAGCTTGGTTGCAATCGACAGTCCCACAGAAGATCGCCAAGGCGATCCCTGTGGTGCCTGCTGACTCTGGTGCCTTTGGATGGGCCTCCTATTGTGGATACTCCTACGACCAGCGTAATCGCTGGAACGAGAAGCTCCACCGTTGGGAGGTTTCCGTCATTGGCTTTCGTACGAAAGTCAAGAGACGGTCCGTCCTAGGCTGGCAGAATCTGCTTCAGTATTATACTGAAGCCCCAAACCCTGATTCGATGAATCAGTGGAGTTCGGGAGTCGATTCTCGCCCCTCGGTGAACCTATGCCGAGGATGGGTACCC